CGGTCCGGCGAGTCCGGGAACCGGGCGTTCAGCCATTCGGGCGTGAAGGCGAGGTTCTGCGCCCGCTCGATCGCGAACACCGGCTCGGTGATCCTGAGCCTGAGCCGCGCGGTTCCGTCCTCGCCCGCCTCGAGCGTCTGGGTGTCGCAGATCCCGGCGACGATCGGCCACGCCGCCCCGTTGACCCGCGCCCCGTCCGCGGTCAGCCCGGCGATCCAGGCCCGCGCCTCGCGCCCGCGCACCCGCGCGTTGAGGCTCTCGGTCGCCTCCGGCGGCACCCCGGCGAGATCGAACGCGATCTCGCGCACCGCCAGCCTCAGCGATCCGCCGACCCCGGAAATCCCGCCGAGCCGGCCGACGCCCTCGTAGATCGTGCCCTCGTGATCGAGGTCGCCGATCCCCGACCACACCGCCACCGCCCCGTCGGGATGATCCACATGGGCGAGGAGCGCGATCGGCCAGCCGCGCCTGATCGACTGGGCGAGCCCGACCGTGGTCAGGATCATCGCGGCAGCACCTCGATCAGCGCGAGCCCGAGCCGGCCGATCAGCGCCGAATCGACGCTGATCTCGCCAGCGTCGTCGGACGCGAGCCGGAATACGGTCGTCGGATCGCGCAGCGCCGCCGTGTCGCCGGCGGCGATGCCGGCGCGCACCGGCGGCGAGATCGCGACCCCGGCGCCGCCGGCGGCGTTGGTGCCGGTGGTTCCGGTCGCGATGTAGAGATGGCCGTGCTGGGCCGGCAGCCCGCCGGGGCGAATCTCGATCAGGTCGCCCGGCCTCAGCACCGCCGCGAGGGACTCGAACCCGGCCGGAAACGCGAGCTGGATGAACGTCGCGCCGCGGGCCGCGGCGGCGCCGACCGCGACCGTCGGCGGCAGCAGGCCCTCCGACCACGAGGTGCCGTCGTCCCAGCCGGTTCCGTCGTCCCAGTTCGCGCCGCCGACCGTGGCGAGGCTGTCGTAATACGGCCGCCGCCGCGCCGGATCGCCCGCCCTGACGAGACCCGTCTGGCCGCCGAGGCCGGCGAGGATGCCGTCCCATGCCTGCCATCGATCTCGCCGCATCGGCGCGAATTCCAGACTCGCGACCCAGCGTTGCGCGACCGGGCCATAGGTGAGGACCTGACCGCCGAACAGACCCTGCGAGCTGAGATTGGTCGCGGCGAGCCGGAACGAGCGCTCGGCGACCCGGACGATGTCCTCGGGCAGCGTGATCACGCTCATGGCCAGATCGCGTCCGACCGGCCGCGCAACCTCTCGCCCTGGCGCCGCTCCATCATCCGGACCGCCTCGGCCTGGCTCCGGACCAGTTCGCCGCGCAGCCACGCGCGGTCCATCGCCGTCATCCCGGCGGTGATCGTCGGCGCGTAGACCAGTCCCGCCCCGCCCGCCATCGGCGTCACCGTCGCCGGGCCGGCCACGAGTTCGGGCCCGCGCTCGCCGACCATCCCGATCCGCCCGGACCCGATCCGCCCGCCATCGGCGAAGAACCCCGCGAACAGGCTCCCGAGCTGCGCGAAAACGCCGCCTTCGGCCCCGCCCTGCGGCTGGAACAGTCCGCTGATCGCCGCCTGGATGGCCTGGTCGGCGAACTGCTCGCCGATCCGTCCCAGCACGTCGGCGAAGCTGTGGCCGCGAACGATGAGATCGGAAAGGCCTCTCGCGAACGTGGTCGCGTAGCTATCGGCGGATCGGGCAAGCTCGTCGGTCTTGCCTTTCAGTTCGTCGATTTTTTTGGCTTGCTCGCTGGCCTGCGGAATGATCGTTGGCACCCGTGGCAGATCGAGCTCGGGTGGCTTGGTGATCCTGAGTTCCAGCGGCGGCGTGACGAATTTGCCCTCCGCCCCGAACAGCGACAGGAACCGCTGCATCGGTCCGCTGTTGAGCAGGCTGGCGATCGTCTGGCCGATCGCATGGGCCGCCCGTTCGATCGCGTTGGCGATCATGTCCCAGCCCTCGACCACGAAGATGACCAGATCCTGGAAGGTACGTTCGATGAACGTCGTCACCCGCTGCCAGGCATCGCCGAACCTGTGCACCCGGTCGATCCCCTCGCGATCGACCGCGCCACCGAGGTCGCGGAATTTTCCCGCCATCTCGTCGAGGCCGGCCGCGCCCTTGTCGAGCGCGTTAACGAACGCGGCACCCTCGGAATCGAACGCCTTGAACGCGAGCAACAGCTGATCGGATTCCGATCCGGCGTTGCGGATGAGGTCCGCGTAGTCGCGGAAGATGTCGTTGAGTGGCCGCAGCGTCCCGTCCGTGTTGCGAAGCTGGAGATTGTTGGCTTCGACGATCGCCTTGAGTTCGCCGGTTCCGGAAGCAGCCTGCGCGATCCTGCGCGAGAACCTCTGCATCGCCATGTCGACCTGATTGGCGGCGACGCCTGTTTGCTCGCCGGCGAATCTCAGTTCCTGCAACTGCTCGACAGTGAGGCCGACCTTGTCGGCCACATCACCAACCTTGGCGAGAGACTCGACGGTATTCTTGAACCCGCGGAACGCGGCCAGCGCCCCGCCGAACACCGCCAGCGGAACGAACGCCGCCGACAGGGCGTGGGCCGCGCGCGTCACCCGCGTCGTCGCCGCGAGCGCGCCATCAAGCCCGCGATTCAGCTTCGCGAACGCCGCGCCGGTCCTGTCCACGGCCGCGATGTCGAACCGGAGATCAGCCGCCGCCATCTCGCTCTCTCCGAATCTTCGCGTATGCGAGCCACTCGGTGAACTCGCGGACGCTCATCTTCGCCACGAGGTCGCCGACGGTCATGTGCAGGCGATCCGCGAGCGCGAAGATCGTCATCCGATCGGGATCGCCTTTCAGTTTTTTTCCGCGTCCTCGAGGGTGCCAACGTCGAGCATCGCGCTCGCGATGCGAAGCACCACGCGGCGGTCGGCGCCGCGCATCAGTTTCAGCGCGTCGCCGCTTGCGAACAGCCTTTCCCCGGCATCGTTTCTCGCGTTGCGCTCGATCGCGTGGCAGGCGAGCCGGAAATTGTCGCCCCCGGAGAGCTTGCTGAGCGCCGAGTGTTCCTGCAGCGTGAAGTCCGTCCACGTCACGATGAGCGGCCCATCCCCCTCGCCCCACTCCGGAACCTCCATCCGGCCCCGATCGAGACTGCGATAGTGATCCGACACCCGATCGATGATGCTCATCTGTCAGACCGTGCTCTCGGTGAGCGCGCCATTCCCGGCGACCGACATCGTGGCCTCCACCCGTCCGTCGAGCGACGCCGACCGCCCGACCTCGGTCACCGTCCCGGCGCCGCTGAAATAGGTGTCTCCGGCCCCATCGCCTTCGGGGTAGAGATCGAGGGTCACCGCGGCGCCCTCGTCGAGCGCGCCCTGGCCGGCATCGGTCTCGTCCCACAGGACCGCGAGCTGGGCGTTCCAGTCCTTGTGGCCGACGAGCCTCTCCTTCCAGGTGTCGCCCATCCCGTGGCTTTCGACCACGTCGGCGGTGACCGTGAGACTCCAGTTCTGGACGTGCGCCACCGCGACCCCGCCGACCTTGACGACGCCCTCGTTACCGTGATGCGTGGCCATTCAGACCTCCTCTCGAGAGTGAGCGCGCCCGCCGTCCGTCAGGACGAGGTGCCGACGATGATGATGTCGTAGGTCACGCCGCTGCCCGCGGCCGAGTTCGCGACCAGCAGGATATCCCCGGTCCCCGCCGTGACCGTCCATCCCGTTTCCGGCGCCGAGATGACCCATATGCCGCCGGGCCGGACCGCGATCTTGTCGGTCGCATCGGCGAACGGACCGGTGAAGGTGTTGGATGCGGCGCCTCCGATGACGACATTGTTGGTGTTCGCCGCGGCGGCGAGAACGTAGATCGCCTTGACGGTCGCGAGCGTCAGCGTCGCCCCGTGCGGACTGACGAGCACCCCGGCGAGGTCGAGATTCTCCGTTGACGAGGCCGCGATCGTCCGCTGGTCGGCGAAGATCAGATCGGCCTGATCCGAGGCGGTGCCGTTGGCGAGCGCGTCCGGATCGCAAACCGGGAATTCGGTCGCGACCGTCCCCAGATCGTTCGTCCCGAGCAGCCGCCCGGAGATGCACCCATGAATCCGTGAGGTCAGCGTGTCGGCGCCGGCCGCGAAGCCGAACGGCGCGAGCGCCAGCGCGAGCGCCAGCGCGGCGAACAGTCGTCGCATGTGGGTCTCCCCCGTTTGAGTTACAGTGCAATCGTCGGATCGGACGCAAGGGTCACGTAACTCGTCTGCCACCCCATCACGCATGATCCGGCCGTGACCTCGCCCTCGCCATGCGGCTGGATTTCGGTCGACACCAGCACGAGTTCGCGCACCTTCGGGTCTCCCGGCCGCCAGCCGCCCAGCCGCGCCTCGACCTCGGCGCAGACATCATCCATCTGGTCGTCGAATTCCGCCGACTGGACCAGGACCTCGACCCCCAGCGTCAACGTCCGGTCCATCTCGGGATCGGCGCCGATCGACATGCGCTCGGACTCCTCATCCAGCGTGTAGACCGCGAGCGTGGGCCCGGCGCCCCGGGCCACCGGATGGACCCGGCTAGCGCTGACGCGCGTCCCCGTTGTCGCCAGACCGGTGAGCCTGGCCACCACCGCGGCGCGGATTTGCTGTCGCACATGACTCATCGGCTCACCGTGACAGGATCAGCGTCGACACGGCGCCGTCATCGGAGGGCTGGACCTCGACGACCTTGTAGCGGACGCCGGAAATCCTCACCGTGTCGCCGGAGTCCTGCCGCGCCGGCGCCGGGAGATCCGAGGTCCTCACGGTGAAGGTCGGCTGGACGCTGGTCATGGCCGCCTGCCCGATGCCGGCGATCCGCGTGTAGCCGGCGTCGAAGATGCCGGTGATCGCCGTATCGCCACCCCGCGCCAGCGAATAGATCGCGCCAACCGCGAACTCGGCCGGGCCGAAGAATGACGCGAGGTCGCCGGCGGACTCGACGGCCATCGCGGATCACTCGCCCCCTGGGCCGGTCCTGGCGCGGCGCCGCCTGGGCCCGCCGGCGGCGGCCGCCTTGTCGGTGATGCTGTCCGGCGCCCCCACCGGGATCAGGATGTTTACGAGACTGGCTGGGAGATCGGGCAATCCGATGACCTCGCCGACCTTGAACTGGCAGCGCCTCGTCGACCTGGCTTCGATGCGGTTGCCGTCCTCGCTTTCGGCGATGACATCGAGCATGTGCCGCCGCCGCGCGAGTTGCTCCGGGCTCACCGTCATCGCCTGCCCCGGCCCCAGCCTCAGCACGCCGCCCTCGACCGTGTAGAGCTTCATCTGTGATCTCCCTTGCTCGCGTTGCCGGGGCGTCGCGGCGCCCGGGGAACGCGGGCGGGGCCTCGAGGAAAGCCCCGCCCGCAACCGAGTGACGACCGATCAGGTGAGCGTCACCAGGCAGGCCCGCTGCCAGTGGCCGTATCCGACCCCGCGCCAGGCATCGATGCCGAACTGCCAGGCGTCGTTGTCGAACTCGAACTCCGACCCCTCCGCCTTGGCTTTGAGCTCGACATCCTGCTCGCTCTGCCGGATCAGCCCCCGGATCGGCGAGTCCGAGCGGAAGACCACGAACTTGTCGGTCCAGGCCGAGAGCCGCGCGTTCATGAATACGTCGACCGTGAGCCCGGCGATGATGTTCGGGTTGAGGTTCTGCTGCAGCGCCGCCGTCGCGATCGCCGACACCGCCGCCGTCGCCGTGAGGAAAAGCGACACCGGGACGATGACCGCGAACCGCCGCGCCATCTCGTTCATCGGCTCGCCGCGATCGTCGACGAAGCTGAGTATCTGCGCGATCCCCTTGAGGATCGCCTGCTGCATCTCCTCGACCGACGGCGCCGTCGTCGTGCCGTGGACCGCCGCCGGCAGTTCCGAAATGTCGACGCTGATGTCGTTGTCCTGGTCGCCGGAATCGCCTTCGGAATGGTCGGTGTCGAAGTAGAACTGGCCGTCGTAGCAGACCGTTGATTCCCCGTCGATCAGGAGGGTCGAGAGCAGCGAGCCCCAATGGGTGAGCCCGCGGTCGGCGAGTTCGTCCATCCGTGCCCGGATCTGCGGCGTCTTGTCGCGCCGAACATCCTTCTTCTGGAGCTCGATCGTCGCCTCGTAGTGGCTGTTGACGATCGTGAGCCCCTGGCCGGTGAAGCCCTTGGCCTGGCGTCCGCCAATCCATTCGCGCATCGCCGGCGTCTGGCCGAGCCAGTTGTAGGTCTCGCTCGCCTGGTCGGACGCGAACAGGTTGGCGACGGAGTCCATCCACATGTTGCCGGGATCGGCCTCGAGGCGCGCGAAGTACATGCCCATGATCGCGCGGCTGGACAGCAATGACTGGTCCATCGTGTTTTCCTTTCCGATGAGAGTGGAGCCGGGCGACGGGTGCCGCCCGGCCGCGCCATGCCGGCGACTAGGCCTCGCGGGCCCAGATGCCGCGCAACTCGGTGACCACGTAACCGTCGGCGTCGCCCAGCATCAGCGTGACGAAATCGCCGCGGCGCTGCGTCGCCTTGGTCAGCAGCAGGTCCTTGTTGTCGGCGCCGGTGATGTCCGGGCCGAGGATCATGTCGGCCGCCGCCGGATCGACCTTGACCTGCGTCGTCCCGAAGGCGCCGATCGCGACGATGGTGACGCCGCCGAGTCCGTCGGCTATCGCCGGCAGGGTCAGGGCGTCGCCGTCGCCCGCGTCGGTCACGAAGAACACCTTGCCGGAGTCCTGCGCGTCGAACGTCTTGATCCCGGTCAGCGTCTCGCGGACCGTCTTGTGCCCCCACGGGTCCTCGTAATTGACGGCATCGAAGGCGACCACGACCACCCCGGCGCTCACGAAACGATGGACGAAGCCGATGAACGCCGCCGAGGTCGGCACGAAGGTGAAGGTGTCGTCGTCCGTGGCGTAGACCGGCTGGCCGACGTCGGTGATCACCGCGCCCGAGACCGGGAGCTCGACCTTGCCGGCCTCGACGACGCGGCAGTTGATCGCCGCCGCGGCACCGGCCGCGTTGTCGGCCTTGGCCTCGGCGAATCCGGCGAACCGGTCCGTCGCGTTCAATGGCCTGGCATGGCCCGAGGCGTCGACGACGCCGACCGCGGCGCCCTCGAAGATGATATCGGCCGCGATCACCGGAAGCTCGTTCCTGGTGCCGCCCTCGTGGGCGCGCGGCTTGTTCGCTGCAAGCGTGGTCATTTGGGATGTCTCCCCTGTGGTTCGAACGGAACGGCGCCCGCCGGGCGCCGTCATCGGGAAAAGCTGAATGTTGGACCGGTCAGGCGGCCGCGCGTCCGGTGAGAATCTTCACGCCGCCGCGGGCCTCGGCCTTGCGGTACGCGATATAGTCCGCGGCATTCACATACTCGGCCCTGAGCTTTTCGCTCGCCGCCCACTCGGCCTTCCATCCGTCCTCGGTCTGCGGCACCGCCGCCGCCCCGGCATCGCCGGTTGCCGAGGCCCTGCTCTTGAGGTCGTTGAGTTCGTCGGACGCCTTGGCCCGCTGCTCGAGATGCTGCGCCCCATCCTGCTTCTGCTTCTTCAGGATGGCGACCGCGAGCGTCTCGGCCGTCTGCCCGGGATCGGCCTTGGCCGCCGCCACCAGGTCGTCATATCCGTCCGGCGCCGCCTCCTCGAGCGCCAGGATGCGCGCCCGTTCGCCGTCCGCGCCCTCGCGCCGCGCCTCCGCGATCGCCTTCTCGTTGCCCGCGCCGGCCGCCTCGACGGCGCGCTCGCCAATGGCCTTGACGATGTCGGGCCGGTTCTGCGCGAGCCCGGCCACGTCGATGTCCAACCAGTCCATGACATGATCCTTCGATGTGGTGGGCGCGGCGACGGCCTCCGGCCCGTTTGCCTCGGTCCGGCGGCCCGTCAGCTCCGCCAGAATCTCGTTGAACCCGGCGACCCGGTCGACGAGGCCGCGCTCGAGCGCCTGCCGCGCCGGAAAAACCAGACCCTGCCCATAATCGCGGAGGACCGTCTCCGGGCTCACACCGCGATTCGCCGCCAGATCGGCGATGAAGTTGTCGGCCATCTCGTCGACGATCGACTGCATCTCCGCCCGGCCCTCCTCCGAGTCCGGATCCAGCACTTTGGAGGGCGACTGCGTTGCCACCACCTCGACGATGCGGGCGCCCATGCGGACGAAGATTCCCTCGATGTCCATGTATCGGATCAGCGTGCCGATCGAGCCGACGACCGCGCCGCGCGACGCCACCACCTCGTCGGCCGCCGAGGCCACGTAATAGGCCGCCGAGGCGCCCAACCCGCCGACATGGGCGACGGTCGGCTTCGCGCCGCGCGAGCCCCGGATCAGCGACGACAGCTCGTCGACGCCGGCGACCAGGCCCCCCGGCGAGTCGATGTCGAGGAGGATGCCGCGCACCCGCTCGTCGGCCAGCGCCGCGGTGAAGTCGCGCTCGATCTCGCCGTAAGACCAGTAAAACAGATTCATCCGGTTCATGAGCGGCCCCAGCACCGGGATCACCGCCACGCCGTCGATCACCCGCGCGAACGAGCCGTCGATGAGCCGATCACCCCCCCGCCGCCCGGCCATCGCCGCGCGCGGGTCGGCGTTGACCGCCGCCGGCAGCGCCTCTCGCCGGATCGCCCACAGGTCGAAGCCCCTCATGTCTCGTCGTCCTCTTCCTCGTCTGGGTCTTCCGCCGGATCGGCATCGTCAGTGTCATCGGCGATCGCCGAGCCGCCCGTGCCGAGACCGTCCTCGCGCCGGCGGCGCTCCTCGTCGGCGAGTTCGCCGTGCTTGGAGTCGTAGTCGCCGCCGGTGCGCTCGACGCACACCTGCTGGCGCGTCTTGACCCCGGTCTCGATGTCGATCCGGTCGGCGTTGGCGTCCTTGAGCGGGTCGATCGAGAACCGCGGCTGTCCGATCCAGTCGGCATGGACGTAGGCGGCCCGTATCGCCGGGTCGGAAAAATAACCGGGCGCTGCGAGCCGGCCGCGGGCGACCGCCTCGTCGATCACCCACTCGTACACCGGCTGGTTGAATCGACGGACCAGCCATTGACGCCGGCGCCGAAAGGTCTGATAGGCCAGCTCGAGCGCGGCGCGGCTGGCCGAATACGACGCCGCGAAGTGCTTGATCAGGAGCTCGTAGGGCAGCTCGAGCGCGACGCCGATTTGCCGCAAAAGTGACTGCACGAATGGGTCGAACTTTTCGTTCGGCCGGCCCGGAATCGGAGACTGGATCGACTCCCCGGGAAGAAGATCGACCATGGCGCCGCCCTCCGGCAGCCCGATCTCCTTGGCGGTGTCCCCGACACCATCGGCGCTGTCCTCGGTCCCGACGATCGGCGACTTCACGTCGCTGTCCGCGTCGGACCGGGTGACGAACAGCGCCAGGAACGCGGCGATCACCGCGGCGCGAACCTCGGCGTCGGTGTAGTCGCCGAGTTGCTTGACCATGTCGATGACCGGGGCGAGGTACGGCACGCCCCGCGCCTGGTCTGGCCTCAGGCGCTGCAACAGATGGAGCACCTGGACCTCGCCGGCGGCGTCACGAACCGGCACCCTGACCCATGGTCCACGGCCAGCGCCGGAGAGGGCCCCTGGATGATGCGCCGACACATGGAAGGCGACCGGCACGCCGGTGTCGTCGTGCTCGACGCCGCCGGCCATTGTCTCGCTGTCGGCGGTGAAGCCCGGGTTGGACACCCGGTCCGCCTCGATGAGCTGGAGCTTGAGACCGTAGACGTCCCCCGGGTCGCTGCGATACCGGCGCACCACCAGGCAATCGCCCGATGACAGGGTGGCGCCGAGCGCCAGCGCCTGCAGCTCGTCGAACGACTGCACCCGTGTCCAGTCGACGGTCGCCGCCGCCAGCATGAATTCCCGAAGCGCCGCCCGGTTCCAGTCCCGCCCGTCCTCGCGGCTGAGGCCGAGAAACTCGTGATCACAAGCCGGGTACACCCGCACCCCGTCGCCGACGATCGCGGTGACCGAGGTCGCGACCGCTCCGGTCGCGATCGGCACGTTGCGCTCGAGGTCCCGGGACCGCGCCCTGAGGTCCGGCAGATCGGGCAGGATGGCCGCGTTCGCGCTCTCCGGCTGCGGCCGCCAGCCCCGCGTCGGACGGCGGTCACGCCGGCCGCCATGATATCCGCCCTGTCCGGTCGTCAGCGACCAGACCGCGCGCGATCTGAGCCGCTGCGTCGCCGTCGCCGGCGCCACCGAGGCAATGACACGGTCCAGCCAGGACGGCTCGATGACAGCCTTCGCCATCAGCTCACCACGAACCTTGTGCGCCCGCGCGCCTTCGGCGTCAGCCGGTCGACCTGCCGCTGCCAGTAGGTGATCATGTTCTCGATCCACGCCGCGTTCGCCCGCGTCAGTGTCCGGTCTCCGATGGTGTAGGACTGGTTGCCGGCGACCGCGATCGACGCCGCGAGCCAGGCGTCGAGTTGTGCCTGCGCCTGCGCCACGGTGATGCCCGCCATCGATCAGGACCTCCCTCTCAACACTCGGCGCACCCGGCGCCGTGCCGGCGCCGCCGGCAACGCGCCAGTGGCGGCTTGGCCCGAAACGTCGGGCCGGAACAGATCGACCTGGTCGGGTTCGGGCACGCCGCGCCGCGCCGCGAGCCGGCGCCAGCCGTCGGTATCGAGCGATCCGAGCTGGAGATGTTCGGCCATCGCCATGTTGTAGATACGGCAGTCGTGGAAATGGTTGGGGCCGATCGCCAGCCATCGCTTCACCTTGCGGCCGCTCACCTCGCGGTCGGCGAGATATTCCGCCGTGAGCTGGCGGAAAAACAACTCGTCATGCAGCCGGTCGGTGAAATGGCAGAACCCCGGAGGGTCCACCTCGGCACCATCCCGTTTTCCCTCCTTGCGCAGGTTGGCGTAGAGCGCCGACTTCAACGGCCACACGCCGATCTGCCACAACCGCGCCCCGCGCTTGAGCTTCCGGCCGCCATACGAGATGTCCTGCGCCCGGGGCTCCGAGGAGATCGGCGGCTTGTACCACCCGTCGACGCCCTTGATCGCCCGCGCCCTCGGCCTGCGCCGGCACCAGTCATAGACGACATGAGCGTGGAACCCGGCATCGACCGCGAACACGTCGGCCGGCCACATCTGGCCATAGGCATCGGCGTACCTGCGGTCATGAACCTCGTCGAGGGCCCGCCATACCGGCTCCGAGCGGGAGGCCGTTGAGCCCGGCAGGAAGCCCGCATCGATCGACCAGCTTTCGAGCGCCACTCCCCAGGCGACGATCTCGTAATAAATCCCGTCGGTCTGCACATCGGCGGCGCCGGTGATGACCACGGCCCCGGGCGGGATCGTCCGCGGCGCGTAATCGTCCCGACGCGCCATCAGCCGCTTGTGGTCCGGGGCCTCGCCGCGCTCTTCCCAGCTCTCGCCCAGCCACAGGTTGACGAACGACTTGAGCTTCAGCGGGTTGCCCTTGGCGTTTAAAAACGCCTTGGCGATCGAGTCCCATGTCGTCAGCAGCGAGATCAACGCGTCGACGTGGAAAGAGGGATGCCGGCCCGGCCCGAAAGCTTGGGCGACGAAACGGCCCCTGCCCACCATCGCCCGCTTTTCGTGGTGCTCGATGACGCAGCCATTGTGGCGGCAGATGTAGTACGCCTCGTACGGGAACTCGCGGTTGAACTTGAGTCCGAACCGGGTCTCTGCGGTTCCGAACACCAGTCTTTGAAACTCGCCGCAATGTGGACAGGGGACCTCGAAAAAGCGTTGGTCGCCGGCGTCGAATTGCGCGTCGATCCGCGAGCCGCCCTTGATCGTCGGCGTCGATCCCTCGAACACCTTCCAGTCACCCGTGGCGTGGAACGCGATCTGGCGCGCGTCGGCCATGCCGTAGGGATCGCCCTGGCCATCGAGATCATCCGGCCAGTCGTCGATCTCGTCGCGAAAGTGACGCCTGGTCGTCTTCGAGCGCAGATCGGCGGTCGAGTTGGCGCCCGTCAGCGTGCAGAGCCCACCAGGATAGACCTTGGACAGCAGCGTCGAGCCCCGCGCCGACCGCGAGGTCTGCTCGCGCACTCGTCGCTGGAGCTCGGGCGTGGCATCGATTGCCGGCGACAGCTTCTCCCTGTTGAAGTCCTGCGCCGAGTTGATCGTCGGAAAAATCACCATGTCGCGCGACGGTGCGGTCACGATGTTCTTGCCGAGCCAGGCCATCGCCGCCGTGGTGAAGCCCGTCTGCGCCGACTTGCGCACCGATACCACCGTCGTCGTCTCGTCGTCGATCGCATCGAGGATCGGTGCTAGATATGGCGCGTGCTGTGGATTCCATTTTTCCCCGACATACGGACCGTCCGGCACAATGAAATTTGCCGACGCCCAGACCACCGTCGAGACGATCCGGTCGGGAGCGAGTCCGGTGGCGAGCGCCTTCAGCACGGCGGCGATGCCTGTTTCAGCGGCGATCATCCATGATTTCCTGAAGTCTGCTCGTCATGGCATCGACGGCCGACTGCTCGATCTCGCGCACCCGCTTGCGCAGTAACTGGCGCACCGCGTCGGTGCCGCCCGATCGCGCGATCGAGGCGATTTCATCGGACTGTGCGACCAGCGCGTCGATCGACCGGCGAATGATCCGCCCGCACTCCACCATTCCCTCCTCGATGGCCTGGCGCGGCAACAGAGCCCCGAGCCGTTCCTCGAGGGCGAGCTTGGCCAGTTGGACGTTGAACAGCTCGCGTTCGGTTCTCGCCTGGCTGAAACTGTGCTGTTCGTGGTTACCTCCGGCATCCGGCCCGGCATTCGCGGCGGCGCCGTTCGCCATCCGCCGCGCCGGATCGCCGTTCGACCGCCGGGCGTGATCGGCCTCCGCGAAGTCGATCCGGCCATCGTCGCGGACGGGAATCCTGCCCAGCCCCTTGAGCTTGTGCACGGCCTGGCGTGTGATGCCGGCGTGGCGGGCGTATTCAGCCTGGGTTCCGATCATCGACACACCCCGTCAACCGTCGGCCGTCACCCCGTCAGCCACGTCAACCTCGTTCGAAAACCTGATCGCTATCGAATGCCGGCGCCGCGAACGACCCGTGGGCTTTCGCCTCGGCGGAAGGACCCAAACTATCTGGCGGTCGCCAGAGCGCGTTCGAGCGCGCGGCGCATCTGGATCGGGAATCGGGCCCGAGCGGTCTTGCGCGCCGTATCCATGAAGCCCAGGCGCGGGCGATATCTCGCTTTCGGCTCATACGCCACGACCAGGCTCACGGACCTGCCCCGTCGCTGCCAGATGCCCGCGATCCCACGGACCGTTCCGGAGAATGTATCCGGCCGGCCCAGCAGACGGCGAACCGCGCCCCTCGGGAGGTTGCCGTAGCGGTTGAGCCTGGCCGCGGCCGGCAGAACGAGCGCCCGACCCCTCGGTCGTCGCTCACCGCCGGTTTCCTGCACCGCGAGATACTGCGCCTGGATGCGCTTGACGAACACAGAGGCGATGAGCCGCGTCTTTCGCGCCGCGGTGATCCCGATCGCCCGCCGGGTGAATAACGTCGGCCGGTCAAAGCGGCGGTCGATCACCTTCTCGACGTTGCGCTGCACATCTTTCGCCGTCGCCGTCAGCGCGAGCGCCGTGGCAAAGGGAAGCTGCCGCCGCTGGATCGCGGTCAGTCGGCGCCTGAATTGCCTGATGGTCGTGCCGACCCGATAGACCATCCGGCCGCCCCTCCCGAAACGCCAGCGCCCGGCTCGGGTCTCCCCGTCCGGGCGCGGCAATCCATCACGGCCGAAAGCCCTATACCCAACTTAACCCTGATGTCAAGCCCGGCCGCCGCCGGCGTCGGCCTCGCACGCCACCTCGAGCACCAGATCGAGCGCCGGCCGGGCGCCCGGCGCCATCGCCCCGAGGATCCTGAGCCGCCGCCCGCCGACCTCCTCGGGCCTCAGGAACCTCAGGAAAACCGCGGTCCGGTCGAGCGCTTCCTTGAACCGCGCCCCGACCGACACCGCCGTCGTCTGGCTCGCCCCGCCCGAGCGGCGCATGTCCTCGTCGCGCTCCCAGTCGGCGGCGACCAGATAGAGCGGCTCGTCGTAGCCGCAGACCCGAATCACCAGCGCCGCGTCGTCGGCGCCGATTCGCCGGGCGAGATCGCCCAGCCGCCGGCCGGCCGCGAGCTGGCGATCGGTGAGCGCGTGCCCGCGCCCCGAGACATCGACCCTCTCGCGGGTCGGGTCGAGCGCCCGGACCGATCCGAGCCCGATCGCCTCGACCAGGCCGCGCACCTCGTCGGCCGCCAGCTTCTGGGCCAGGCTCAGCCGCCCGCGCGCCCACATGTGGGCGATCGGGTCGTGGCGCACGTTGACCAGGCGCCCGCCGGCCTCGGCGATCTCGCGCCGGCCGTCGTAGCCGACCCTGGCCGGCCCCGCTCCGGCCGCCCGGCGCCGGGCCCGCCGGGCGCGCTTGCGCGCCGCCACGGTCACCGCCCGCTCCCCGCCGCCGCCGGCTCCGCCGCCGCCCGGTCATGGTCCGGCGGCCATTCGGCCGGGGTCCAGATCCACATCCCGGCGAGCCCGGCCGGCCAGCGGCCGGCGCACCCGGCCGCCCCCGCCTCGGCGTGGCCGAGCCAGGCGCGGCACGCCTCGCCGTCGCCGCGGAGCTGGACCATCGCGGCGAGCCCGGTCTCGCCCGGCATCTCGCCGGCCCGGATCACCGCCATCTTCGCGCCCCAGCTCGTCCGGCTCGCCGCCAGCATCCGCGCCGGCTCGAACCGGCCGTCCTCTCCGGTCTCGCCGCCGAGCCCGCGCCAGAACAGCCACCACCAAATTTTTCCGAACACCGCGATCTCGACGCGCGCCGGCTGCTCGTCGGCGAGCCGCGCCCATTCCTGGACATTGCCGGGCTTCAGCGCCGTCGCCGGCGACCACGAGCGCTCGCGCGCCGCCCTCGTCTTCGCCCGGTAGGCCGCGAGCGCCTTGGCCGCGAGGTCCCTCATCTCGGGGCCGAGGCGGTGGAACGCGAGATCGGCCTTGGCCCAGTCGGCCCGATCATCGGGTCCCCAGGCCCGGCGCACGTCGTCGAAGGTGATGGGAGGCTTCGAATGGATGGATCGAGGCTCCCCCTCCCGGTCACCGGTTTCGTCGTTCGTCCCCCCCGGGGGGGTCGGGGGGGAATCGGTTCCTGAAGGTTCTTCCTTATGCGCTGCACCAGATTCCGGTCGTTCTGCACCAGATTCCGGTCGCTCGGCCAAATCGGCCCCCGGACCACCGGAAAATTCTTCCGGTCGTTCGCCCTCGCCGCCAGCCGATCGACCACCGGAAAATCCTTCCGGTCGCTCGCCCAGCCTGAGACGAATCACGTCGAACGCAGCGCGCCCCTCGCGATGGCCGCGCGGCTCGATCTCGGCGAGCCCCAGTTCGGCGAATTTCTGCTTCCACGACTGAATCGACCGGGTCGACAACTCGGTGTCGGCGGCCAGTCGCGCGTCCGACGGCCAGCACTCGCCGCGCTCGTCGGCGTAGTTGGCGATGGCGTAGAGCAGCAGCTTGCCGGTCGGCCCGCCGCAGGCCTGCTCCGCCGCCCATGCCGTGGCCTGCCAGCTCATGGCGTCACCCCGGCGACCGCGCCAGCCGCGCGCCAGCCGCGCCCGCCAGCGACCAGCCGCGGCCCCACGAGGTCGCGATCCGTATCCCGTGCGGCGCCGGTTCGCTCGCCGTGGTGACCGCCTCCCGGCCTGCCGTGTAGGGATCGTAATGGAGATCAGCCATTGCCGGCCCCGCGCGGTCGGAAGGTCGCCGCAATATGACGGCTGAGGGGGAGTGGAATCATGGCGATCATGGCCGAGGCACGCTTTCGGGCGGGCGACAATGAACAGTCCGCCCCGGAACCAAACCAGTCGTTTCCGTTCTTCCGTCCCTCGACGCCGCAGTCTCGCGACGTGAAGCGCGCGCCCTTGCCGATGTCGGAACGACGGCCCGCTTCAAAAGCAACAGAAAGCAGACGCTCGGCGTGAGTGTTGAAACCGAGACCACGAACGTGCTTTGGATGATCCGGTGGATACCAGCAACCACCCATCGTAGGCACCTTGGCCGCTTTGTGCGCCGGCGGCATCAGCGCCGGCACGTCGCCCCACAAGTAAAACGAGCCGAAATTCCACCGCGCGCGACCGACCCAGGGCTGCGCGCCGTGCACGTTCTCCACCACCATCGGAATATGCCGGCCCGCGGCCTCGCACGCCTCGCGCTGGATGCGGAAGCAGGCGTCGAACAGCCGGTTGAGATCGGCGAGAGCCCCGCCAGTCCTGTCGGCGCGGATCGCCGCCGCCTTCGCCTTCGCGCGCGACCACGGCATCGCCATGTAGCTGTATTCCTGGCACGGCGGGCTCGCCACAATCAGATCGGAATCCCTAAACTGCGCGCCGTCGAGCGTGAGTACGTCCTGAATGACAAGCTGCGCCGGATAGCGATGCTCGCCGTAGACGTGCCGCTCGAGGTCGAAGCCGATGACATGCCAACCCTCGGCGAGCAGACCATCGGTCCAGCCGCCAAGGCCGCAGAAAAGATCGATCGCGAGCGGCGTCATGCCGCCCTCTCGTCGAGGACCGCGTCCACCAGATCCTCGGCGACGATCACCGACAGGAGCCGGCACGCGAGGTCCCCGGCAGCCATCCCGCGCGCCGCCGCCGCTGGGGCGAGCTCGGCGAGGATATCGCGCGGAATCGACGGCCCGCGCTGATCGCCGGAAATCAGCCGCCGCCGCGCGGACGATCTGAGCGCGGCAACGGCTTCGACCGGAATCCCGATCCGCGCCGCCACCTCGCGCGTCGACAGCCCCTCGCCGGTGAGCGCGACCACCGCGGCGGTGCGCGAGGGATAGCCGAGGGTCGGCTTGGCGAGCGCCATCAGCCCCGCTCCCCGGACGCCGGCCGCGCGCCGCGACCATCGCGCCAATGCCGGCCGGCGAACGGATCGGGGGGCGGCGCCGCGCCGAACCGGCGCTCCATCGCCGTCGCCGCGACGCCGTAGGCCGGCATCGGCGGGCATCTCGTCACATTGCCGGCATCGATCGCGGCCTGGATCAGCTCACGATCGCTCGCCCCGGCCTGGCGGGCCCCGGCGAGGGCTTCGGCCGCCATCCGCCCGGCGCCGACGGCGCCGGCGATCTCGTCCAGCCAGCCATCGTCGAAGGTCGCGCGCGCCATGGCGACCCTCAGCGACTTCGCCGCCGCCGCGCCGGCATTGGCGCCGCCCTGATAGCCAACGGCGCGGGCGCACGCGGCCTTGCATGCCGCCTCGCCGAGGCCGATGGCGAGCCCGGCATAGGCGTAGGGCCGGCCCGTCATCGCATAGCGCCGCCGCGCCATCTCGAACGGGTCCTCGCCGGCGAGCCGCGCCGCGACGATGATCGCCCTGGCGGCATCGTCGGCGCTGGGAACGACCCGGCTCATGACGGGCGCCCCGCCTCCGGGCCCTCGGCCACCCCGCCTTCCGACACCTGACACCCGACACCTGACACCTGGTTGCCCCACGCGTCCCAGCCCGGCCGGGCGCGGCGGGCGAACAGCTCTATTCTTGGCAGGGTCGGGAAATAGTCTTCGATCAGCTCGGCGAAGACTCCAGGTTTCTCGGAATGGCGCGAGGGCGGCGCGTCGATCACGCTCGGCCACTGGTCGCCCATGGCCGGCGCCGGCACATGGCCGCGAGTGCCCAAGAGCAGAATCTCGTGGCCCGAGCGGAACCAATAGCCGGTGCCGAGCACGAGGGCGCTGGTCGATTGGCCGCGCGCGACCCGCATGGGATCGGACGAGATGGACGCCGAGAGTTCGGCTTTGCGCCACACGCAATGCGAGCGGTATTCGAATCCCCAGCACGTCATCGTCGCGATGGCTTCGAGCAACATCGGCGCCGTCGCCCACAGGAACAGCGCGCACCCCGGCGCGGCGAGCGAACCCACACCCAGCGCCTGGATGTCGCCGAGCGCCATGGTCGGATAGTGGTTGTCGGCGGCCCGGTCCATGCCGGTCTCGCGCGAGCGCGGCTCGAACCGCCATGGCGGGTCGGCGTAGACCACGCCATAGACCTTGTCCGGCAGGGCGCAAATCTTGGCCGCGAGTGCTGCCTCGCGGGTCTGGCGCCCCGCGGCCTTGAGCGCCTGCTTCTCCGCCCGCCGGCTCCGCACCACCCCGGCCAGCACCTTCGGATCGGCGCCCTCGATCAGCCGCCGCTGCTCGTCTGCCGGGAGTGCGGCGATGGTCTCGGCGGTCGCCACCGTCACCGCGCCGCGCCGCACCGCCTCGGCGAGCTCGGGCACTCCGGCCTCTTCGACCTGGCGGGCGCGCTTGACGGTCCGCTCGCCGACATTGAGCGCCGCGGCGGCGGCCGGCAGCGAAATCAGGCCATCTGGCCTATTTTCGGAGCCACCGGCCTGCTCGCCCTGTTTCTCCCCGCCGGGCGCGGGGGACGCCGCCCTGGCCGGCCGGCCGCGCGGCAGCCGCGCGATCCCGGCCGCGATCATCGCCCGCTGCGAGGCCGTGAGGTGGCGCCGGTTGAGGTTGCGGGCGAGGACGAAGTCCAGGAGCTCGCCGTCCGTGGTCCGCCATTCGCCATCGACGAAATCACCCTCGCCCCGCTCGGAGCCAAACTCGCGGAAATGATCCCTGAGCGTCCGCCCGCCCGTCATCCACAGCCCGTCGCCCGGGGAGATGATCCCGGCCGAGATCGCCGCCAGATAGCGGTTGCGGCCGTCGAGGATCGCCCCCTCGTGGACCACGATCTCCTCGCCGCCGCGAAACCCGTTGTCACGCATGTCGGCGAGGAGGCCCTCGAACTCGGCCGCGCCCATCAGCGGAAACAGATTCGCCAGCGCATGGAACGGGACCGCCGCCGCCACGGCCGGCATCGCCGCCGGCTGGCCGAGCCCCATCAGATCGTCGACCGTGGTTCCGAGCGCCGCCGCCAGCCGCGCCAGCATGTCCGGGCCCGGGGCGCGGGCGCCGCTCTCCCATTTCGACACCCACGGCTGGTCGACCCCGGCGCCGAGAATGGCGGCGAGCTCGCGCTGGCCGAGGCCGGCCGCCTCCCTGAGCGCCCTGATCCGGGCTCCGGTGGCCGCCGCGCTCATCGCAGCGCCTCGACGACCTCATTGATCGACAGGCAAATGTGATCGACCATGAGATTCATGAGTTCCGGTTCGCCGCCGTCGAGCAGCACTAACGTCCGTTTGCCGCGTCCCGCCGCCCACCCGAGCTCGAGGTGCGCCGAGCGGCCGCATGGCATCACCAGCACGCAGGCGTCGGCCCAGTGCATGGCGCGGAAGTCGGACATGAAGCCGGCCGCCGCTATCCTCGACCCAATGAGATGAGCGCGATACTGCTCCGCCGACCATGTCTCCCAGTTGGGATCGATGTCAGACCAGTGAAATCCTCCCGATTCGTGCGGCGGATTGCGAAAGTCATAGACATCGTGACCTTCCGAGCGCAGGAGATTCACCACCGAGGGCTGGTGCCGGTTGCGCCAGCTCGAAGCCACATAGATTCTCATCACCCGCCCTCCTCGCCGAACCACGCCGGTTCCGACGCCATGGCCGGCGCCGCCATCCAGGCCCGCACCGCCTCGAGCCAGACCCGGGCCGCGAGGCCCCGCTCCATCGCCGCCAGATGCTGGGCCGGGACGGTTTCGCCGGGCTCGGGCCGGCCCCAGGCGATCTCGCACGGCGGCATCAGGTCGCGGCGCTCGGCCCGCATCGCCATCATGTCGGCCTCGGCGATCTCGGCGGCGATGTCGTCCGGCACCGGCCATTCGGCGCCGGCGGCGAGGTGAACCGCGCGGGCGTGGAGCGCGTCGAGCCAGGCGAGCGCGGCGCCGCCGCCGTACCGGGCGAGCGCCTGCTTGACCGGGGTCACGATGTCGCCGATCGCCGCCTCGTGGGCGTCGTGGATCAGCGCGTGGAGCCGCGCCCGGCCGGGCACCATCCCGGCGACGTCCAGCGAGTGCTGGGCGACCGAATAGGCCGGCTCGGGCTCGCCGTTGAAGCGGGCGATGCCGGCGAGCTTCCAGGCCACGTCCGGCCAGTGGATCGCCGCCGGGTCGGGCTCGACGAGGTCCCAGACCCGGCCCGACCGCATCGGAATGAAGGGGTGGGGTTCAGGTGCCGGGTGTCGGGTGTCGGGTGTCATGGCGTCACCCCGCTTTCGCCTCGGCCGGCCGCGGCCGGCGCCGGCGCGCGCGGTTCGGCGTCGCCCTTGCGCCATCCCTCCTGCCAGGCCAGGTGATTCTCCGACCGGGCCGGATAGGGGTTCATCGCCGCCGCCCCGGACCGCCCGGCCGCCCGGCCCTTGCTGAGCGCCTGCTTGCGGGTGTCGGCCCGCGCCGGGCCCTCGCCGGCCTCGGTGGAGCGGGCCGGCGCCGACCGACTGGCCCGTCCGGCCTCCTCGTCGACCGCGATTCCAATCGCCTCGTGCCAGTCCTCGATCACCGGCTCGCCGTCGGCGCCGCGACGGAGCCGCACGGCCGCGCCCGGACCCGACCTGAGGATGATCTCGCCGTGCTCGGGCAGCACCGCCCCGAGCGCCGCCAGCGCGCCCTCGCGGGTCAGCCGGTCGGTGGTCATCAGCCCGAAGTGGCGGAACAGCGGCGGCTCCTCGGCCATGCCGAGCGCGTGGAGATAGGTCGCGAGCAGCGCCTCGAACTCCTCGCGCTCGGCTTTCTCGCTCGCGCGGAATTTGACCACCGCGCGCACGACGCGCGGCTCGAAGCCAGACTGGCGCAGCTCCGCGAACACGACCTTTTCATCGGCGGCGAGCGCCTTCCTGTCCTCGCGGATGCGCTCGATCCGCTCGACGAAACTGGCGAGGCGCCGGCCCGCGTCGGTTCCCTTTCCGACCGTCCCGCTCACAGCAGCCTCCTCTGATCGCCGGCAGCCACATCGGCCTCGCCGGTCTCGCTTGCCTCGCCGGCGCCGTGCCACAGCGCCCGGTCGATCACAGCGTCCGGGACCTCGAACAGCCCGCGCTCGCCGCGCCACGCGACCGGCCCGGGGAACGCCAGCGCCCGGCCGCGCCCGATCGCCCAGCGCCCGGGCGAGAAATCTCCGCAAGTGAAATCGGCGATGTCGGCCCCGGCGATCACGCCGTCCGGCGGATGGACCGCCTCGGCCGGGCGGCACGAGGTGACATGGACGATGCCGACGAGCGCCCCGACCGGCAGCCGCGCGCCCCAGCCGGGGCCGAACAGGCCGTCGCAGATCGCGGCGAGCTCGGGCCCGACATCGCGCTCGATCCGGCGCGCCGCGTGGACCACCAGCTCGCCCCGGTGCCAGCACCGCCAGCCGCGGGTCTCGTGGCGCTTGGCCGGGGTGAGCCATAAGGACGCCCACGGCTGCCACAGCGACAACGCCTTCATGGCCGCGACACCCGGCTGATCCGGATCGCCGGCGCCGGATCGGGCGAGCCCGAACAGCGCGCGCCGGCGGTAGTCGGGATGGCGATCAGGTATCAGGTGCCGGGTATCAGGTGTCAAAGGGTCGGGTGGCGGGTGCCGGTCTCTCCCGGCTGTCGCGTCCATCATCTCAGACGTTGCAGTCGGTGCCGCGGCCACCGACAGCCCTACTCCCGCTTCATCGGGCCGGGCCGGCCCTTGGGGGTCCCTTTCCGGCCCGGCCCTCCACGGTTTCGCGTGGCGTTCCATCATTGCTCCCCCAGGTCCGGCCAGTGGATCGCCGCCGGGTCTGGCTCGACGAGGTCCCAGACCCGGCCCGACCGCATCGGAATGAAGGGGTGGGGTTCAGGTGTCAGGTGTCGGGTGTCGGGTGCCGGAGAGGCGGCGGCGGCCTCGGCCCGGCTGGCGAGCGGGACGCGGCGGCGCGGCGGGCGGGGCGTGACGCTCATTCGGCGGCCTCGGGGGCGTCAACCTCCTCGGTCAGCCAGGCGAGACGCTGTTGGTGCATGTCCTCGGCGGTGACCATGCCACCGGTAAGCGCGCGGATTTTCTCGACGATAGGCGCGTCGGCCCGCGTCTCGCCGGTCTCGATCCGCTGCATGGTTCGAGAGGGGTTGCGGCCCTCGATGCCGAGCGCGCGGGCGCAGGCGGCCCGCGTCAGTTTACAGCCCAATCGCCAGTCCCGAAATTTCATGGCGACGCGTGTAGCGCGATTCGCTATATAGCTGTCAATGCATTTGAGCGTCGCGCGCTATTTATCCACCACGGAAATGCCCGCATACCATGTACATGCGGAATCGGATCAAGGAATTGCGCGAAGCGCGGGGACTGAAACAGTCCGAGGTCGCCGCCAAGCTCGGCCTGCACTTGACCGGCTACAATCAGATCGAAAATGCCAAGCGCGGCCTTCGCGTCGAGCGCCTCGAGGAGATCGCCCAAATCCTACATTGTGAGCCCGCAATGTTATTGCCCGTTAAAGATCACGATGCCACGGTGTGGGTCATGGCCCGCCTCGAGGATGAAATCTGGACCGAGGCCAGCTTCCTGTGGGACGCAAAGGACTGGTACGCGGTCACGGCGCCGGTATCAGACCGCTGGAAGACCTCGCCCAAATATGCCGCCGAGTTGCACGGCAACTCGATGAACCGTACCTACCCCCACGGCACCGTGCTTGTATGGGTCGACTTCGACCCGGAGGTGGACGCGCTTGAGGACGGCAAGAACTATGTCGTCAGGCGCACCAATCGGCGCGGCTTTTCCGAATATATCGCCCGCCAATACCGCCTCGACGAATCTGGCGACGCCTGGCTGTGGCCCGACTCGACCAGCCCGGCGTGGCAGCAACCGGAACGCTACACCGGACGGCCTGATGACGGCGCGATTTTCGGCCGCATCGTGGCCGCGATTGTCCAGCAATAGTCGCGCCAATTTATCGATCATTAGATCGGCCGCTCTCTCAATATAGCGACATGCGCTATTTTCGCTTGACACCAACGTAGCGTCAAACGCTATATTGCGCCCCGTCCTTTTCGAGGGGGGCGCGACTGATGAATGCTCACACCAGGAACCTGCGCCACATCGGCCGCCGCCCGCGGGCCGTCGCCCGCGTCGTCTCAATACGCGCCGGTGGCCGCGCCGGAATCGTTGAGCACGGCGTAGCCGCGGTTGGCCATGCACCGGTCGACGATCCGCCGCGGCTGCGCGACGATCACCTGATAGTCGTAGGCCGGATCGCCGGGCCCGGCCGCCGCGCCGACGCCGGCGCCGATCGCCGCGCCCCGTCCGGCGTTGCCGCCGAGCGACCCGGCGGCGGCCCCGATCACGGCGCCCACCGCGGCGCCGGCGAGGGCCTCCTGATAAATCTGCTCGTTGCGCTCGGTAAAAAGCCGCCTTTGCGCAGCGTCGGCGATCTGCCGGCACTGCGCGAGATCGGCCTGATAGCGATCGGCCGGCACCCCGGCGGAATCGATCACCGGCTCGTACTCGGAAATCGACTGCGCGCAGCCCGCGACCACCAGCGCCGCGCTGACCATCAAGCGCCTCATGTCCCCGCCTCCCTTTTCTCACCCGAGCGGGAACTTCAACACGCCTCGCGCGACGCGGCAACCCTTTGCGAGGAGGAGCGCACCATGCCACCGAATGTTCGCCCGCCACCGCGCCGCGCCGGCCGGCGCCTCGCGCTCGCCGCGACCGTCCTCGCGGCCTGCGCGCTGATGGGGGTCTACGCCGGCCTGGTCGCGCTCGCCGCGATCATCGCCCTCGCCCTCGCCGGCCTCGTCCCGGCGACCATCCTCGACGGAGTCCTGCCATGACCATCGCCCACCCGGTCGAGCGCGAGATCGCCCGCCTCGCCGCCGCCGACGTTCTCGCCCGCGGCCCGCTCGCCCGCCAGCACGCCCTCGCCCTCGCCCGGCTCGAGACCGCCGTCCGCCTCGCCCGCGCCGAGCGCGCCCGCCTCGCCCGGCTCACCGGCGAGATCGAGGCCAGGATCGAGGCGCTGCGAGGATGACCGCCCGCGACCCCGGCCGCCGCGGCGACCAGTCGGCCGATCCCCTGGCCGACCCCCTCGCCGGGCTGATCCGGCTCCGCCTCGCGCTGCCGCCGGCCGCGCCGCGCCGCCGGGGCCCGCCCGGGCTCGCCTGGGCCGCCGCCCTCGCCCTCGCCGTCGCCGCCCTCGCCATCGCCGCGAACCTCGCGCTCGACGCCTGGCTGGTCTGGAGGCTGGTCCCGTGACCCGGCGCCAGCCGCTCGGCCCGGCCGCGATCGCCCGCCTCTGCGAGCTGCGCGAGGCCGGCTGGACCTACCGCGCGATCGCCGCCGAGCTCGGCTGCTCGCGCTCGGGCGTCGAATACCACTGCCGCCGGCTCGGCGCCGAGCCGCCGGGGCCGCCGCCAGCCGCCCGCCGCCAGCCGCCGCTGAGGCTCCGCGCCGGCCGCCCGGTCAGGGCGTTCACCGCCGCCGAGGACGCGGCCCTCACCGGCCTCGCCGCGGCGGGCCGCAGCCGGTCCGAGATCGCCCGCCGGCTCGGCCGCGCGGTCTCCTCGGTCAGGGTCCGCCTCGCGACCATCGCCCGCGCCGAGGAGCGCGCCGCCCACGCCGGTGCGGCCGAATGAGAGTTCTCCTGTCCGGCCTTTCGCCCCGGCTCGCGACGGCGCTCGACGGACGCCGCCGCCCCATCCGCCCGACCGATGCCGAATGGCCGGCTCTGTACGCGATGCTGTGCGATCACTGCGTGCACCAGCTCTCCTGCCCCATCACCGAGCGGTTGATCGAGGCAAAGGACGGCGCCGCGCCGCCGACCGACGGCTGGGTCACCGACCCCGGCGCCGGCGTGACCTGTCTGTCATATGCGGCCAAGAAGCTACGCCCCGTGTCGCGCCAGCGGCTGCGCGCGATTGCCCGCATGGACGAGTCCGCGCTACCGCTGGTGTGTGCTGGATGCGCCGCGCGCAAGGGCAGCGAGGCCTCGGTCAGCCTGCACACCAGGCGCGACTTCGAGGCCGCCGTGCGCGCTCGGGCCCTCTTCGTCTGCCACGAGGACCCGGCACACGAGCAGCCGTGCGGCGGCTGGTGCCGGGCGATCCGGCGACGCGCCAGGAGCGCTGGAAATGACACCTGACACCCGGCACCAAGCGCCTGTCCTCCTCACCCTCGCCGAGATCGCCGACGCCCTCAGGCTCGATCCCGCCGATCCGCACCGCGAGCTCAAGGTCCGCCGCCGCATCCGCGAGACCGGGTCGCGCTTTACCCGCGCCGGCCGCGCGGTCATGATGACCGCGGCCCAGCTCGCCGGGCTCATCGGGAGACTCGAATGCCGCTCAGACTCCTCCAGCGCGGGCCGGGCCGGACCTGGTACATCCGCGGCGACTGCACCGTCTGGTACGACGGCCGGCCACACCGTCGACGCATCTACCAGAGCACGCGATCTGCTGACCGCGCGAAAGCGGAAGGCGTCCTCCGCCAGATCGAGGCCTGGCACCTTGAGGCTAGTATCACCGGCCGGCGGCCGGCGCTGACCTTCGCCGAGGCGGTCATCGATTACCTGCGGCGCGGCGGCTCGCACCGCTTCCTCGATGCCCCGCTCGACGCCTTCGGCGAGACGCGGATCGACGCCATCGACCAGATCGCGCTCGACAGCGCCGGCCACCGCGCCTATCCGGCCGCCGCGCGCGCGACGCTGCTGCGCCAGTGGTACACCCCGGTGATCGCGGTCCTGAGGCACGCCGGCGTCGAGCGCCGGTTCCGCCGCCCGCGGGTCGCCGGCGGCCGGCGCACCCATTTCCTGATGCCGGCCGAGGCCGAGCTCGTCATCGCCGCCGCCGCGGCCGGACGCCGGCCGAGCCCGTGGGCGGCCCCGCTCCTCACCGTCCTGTTCGGCCAGGGCTCGCGGCTCGGCGAGACCCTGGCGCTGGAGACCCGCGACCTCCACCTCGAGCACCGGCTCGCCTATCTGCGCGCGACAAAGAACGGCCGCGAGCGGGCGATCTCGCTGACCGGGCGCGCCGTCGCGGCGCTTTCGACCCTCCCCAATCTAGGCGCGACCGGCCCGGTGTTCCGCCGGCCCGACGGGCGCGCCTACGCCGAGCGCGGCGATCGCGGCGGCCAGATCGCCGTCCTGTTCCGCCGCTGCGTCGCCGACGCCGGGCTCGACCCGGCGATCTTCACCCCCCACGCCGCCCGCCACTCCTGGGCGACGTGGTTTTACTCCCAGACCCGCGACGTGGTCCGGCTGAGGGACGAGGGCGGCTGGCTGTCGGGCGAGTGGCAAAGGTATGTCCAGCTCTCGCGGCCCTCGATCGGCGCCGAGGCCGCGCGCCTCGGCTGGCATTTCGAGGGCGACGACGCCGGCGCCTGGGCCGGGGCGATCGCGCCCAGCCCCGGGGTCGAGCTTTAGAAAATGGAACACCGGCGGAACATCTGCACGGGATTTGCACGCATTCCGGCGCCCGGTTCCGTCTTCGTTCGTCCGCTGGCGTCCACCTGCCGCGATCGGCTGCTTGCAAAGCCCACGGTTTCCGGCCATTTTCCCCGGCGGAGAGGTGGCCGAGCGGTCGAAGGCGCTCCCCTGCTAAGGGACTCCGCCGCGCCCGAAACACCTAATAGGATCAATCAGTTGCGTCAAAAGCGGCGGAAAACCGCACGCGATCTGCACAGCAATGGAGGAGCGCCATGAACGTGAACATCTACGCCGAGGAAATGCCCGGGGATGGCCGCATCGAGATCATCGAAAAGGAGATCGAGGGAACCCGGTTCACCGGCCTACGCATCTATCTCGAGCTGCCGGCCACGGTCGACGGACAGCAATATCAGGGGCCCTTCATCCACCGCTGCGACGACGACAGCGCGGCGGTGACGTTCTGGGACAAGCGCGATCTGCGGGTCACCCTGCGCAGGGCCCTCGGAATGCTCGACCAGCACTACGCCGAGCGCGAAGGCTGACGCCAGCGGGAGATTTCACCCCATGCCACAGCGCCTCCAGCGCAAGCGCACCAAGGGCTGGCCCTCCCGAAATCGGCGGCTGGATCATCACGGCAGCAACGTTCGCCATCGTCATCTGGGCAATAATTGGAGATTTCCTATGAGCTGGAAAGCGATGGACGAGGCCGGAGCTATTTCTGAGGCGGCTATGGTGTTCGCCTCGCATGGCATCGAATTCGCGCTGCCTTGGAATCGTGACTTGGATGACCTTGAATGCGAGCGCTACGACGCGCTGGTTGAAGCGTGCCATGCCTATGCCGACGCTCTGAAGGACGACGTAGACGAGCAACGCGTCATCAACGTCGAAGGCGACGAATTCGATACGCTAGCGGACAGGATCGTCGGCGAGCACGCGGCGGACTGGCAGCGGATGCCGGGCCACGTCGCCGCAAACCTGCGCGACGCGATTGCAGAACAGTTCCGCCGCCTCGACGCCAAGACGGCGCTCGCGGATGAGCGCATTGGCAACCTACTCAACGACTGCGAGGCTGCCCACAAGGCGCTCGCTGATCTGATCGCAGTGCGGCCGGAGAATTGGGCCGACGATGACGACCCGGAGCAAGCGGAGGCGTGGCGCCGCGCTCAGAAGGTCGTCGATGCGGGGGTTGAACAATAACCGGCCGGGGGTAGATGAATGATGGACAATCCTGCTTCTGCAAATCTTCACTGCGCACTGAACGCGCTTTTGCGCATTGCCCGGCTACACGATCCGCTCAAGGCCGAAAGCGGCGCCGACGATGATTACGACTGCGGCCGTCTCGCTGCTTACGAAGTTGCTGCCACGATAGCTCGAAATGCCATCGCGGACATCGAAGGCGATCGACGTGGGTGAGGCATGATGCCCCGCCGCCCCCGCCGCCTCCAGCGCAAGCGCACCAAGGGCTGGCGGATGCCCGAGGGCGCGGTCTATGTCGGCCGGCCGACCGTGTGGGGAAATCCGTTCGATTTCCGCCGCGAGGTATATTGCTGGACCGCGCTCGCCCATGGGTTTCGCGCCGACCGCGCCGGGCGCCTCGCCGCCTCGATCGCGATCTATCGCGCCTGGCTGATCGGCGGCCGTGCCGGCGTGGCGGCCGGCGGGCTTGGGGCCGAGGGGCCGGGCGGCGCGGTGGCTGTCGTTCTCTCGCCCGTCATCACCGCCCCGGCGCCGCCGACGCTCGCCGAGATACGAGCCGCGCTCGCCGGCAGGGATCTCGTATGCTGGTGCCCGCTCGATCAGGCGTGCCACGCCGACGTGCTGCTCGAGATCGCCAACCGCCCGCCGGCCGCCGGCTGTTGTGATCCACATCACAGATTTTAGCATTACGCATTGCCGGGCGCATAGCGTGGGGCTATATTGTGACCATCGATAAAGGAGACAGACCGATGACCACATGGACACAGGCAATCCGCCGCTACTCGATCCTCATGAGCCCGCTGGCCCACTCCGTGCTCGACACGCGCAAGCGCCGTAGCGCGAGCGGCCCACGATTCGTCCTCGGGATCGGGGCGCCGGGCGGGGAGGACGCCAAGGCAGCCCAGAACCTCTTCCGGGGCGCCATGATCGCCACTGGCCGCGCCCTGCTCCAGCAGGCCATCCTCGACGACATCGACGCCTTCGGCGGGCAGCACTACGAGGACGGCGACCCCGTGTGGTGGGACAAGGGCGCACTTCTCGTCGCCCATGACGACATCAGCGACGCCACCGCATACGCCTTCGCCCAGACGGCGCTCCTGTCGAGCACCCGCGAGGAAGCCACTATCATCGCCGAGGCCGCCGACAGCGTGATCGGCACGGCGGACATCGGCCGCGAAGCAGCCCTCGCTGCCATCCACTGCCGCCGCCACGGCCACGCCGAAGTGGCCTAGATGAGTCCCCACGACCTCACCCTCTGGCGCGTCCGCCTCGGTCTCACCCAGGCCGAGGCGGCCGAGCGGCTCGGCCGGCACTGGACCATGATCAGCCGCTACGAGACCGGCCGGATCGAGATTCCGCGATCGATCGAGCTCTTGTGCGAGGCGATCGAGGCCGCTCCGCGCAACGCCTAGCGCGCTCATCGCCAACGGCCCGTCACCCGCGCCCGAAACGCGAAAAGGCGGCCCTCCCGCCCGGGAAGGCCGCCCCCATCGCCTGCGCGGTGACCGCCTACAGCGGATCGCGCCCGTAGCGCCCGCCGCCGCCCGGCGCGTTCAATAGCCGCTCCAGCACGATGCCAAGCTGCTGCTGAACCCCGTCGAGCTTCCGGTCGATGCCATTGAGCTGCTCGGTCTGGCGGATGTCGTTCTCGCGCACCGTTTGCAGCGATCTCGACTGCGCCTCGATGGCGTCCGACTGCTCCGCGATCGCGGTCGACTGGCTGTTGAGCTTCTCCTGGACCCTCTCGATGTCCTGCGACCTGGCCGGCGTATCCAGCCAGCCGGCGGCGACGAGGGTGCCGAGCACCGCCCAGAACGCGCAGACGTAGGGGCCGGCGTGCTTGGCCAGCCGCCAGACCTCGGTCTTGTGCTCGGCGAGATAGGCGTGCGCGTTCATCCCGTTGCCTCGAGGGTCACGGTGCCAATCACGGTCATAGCCCCGGGTCCGGGACGTAGAGGCACCGCGTCCGGCCACTGCCCAGCGGGAACTCGCAGCGGTGCCAGCCGGTGTCCTCCGACCGGCGGAAGCCCCAGTCGCCATGGCCGAAAAACCTGTCCTCGCCGATCACGTGCCAGCCCTTTGGCGTCCACTCGACCTCGGTGTTGGCGATCGGCGCGCAGTCCCGGTCCGAGCAGCACGCCGGGTCGTACCAGCCATGGGCGAGCGCCGGCATTGTGGTGAGCAGGAGTAACGCGAAGGGGCGAATCATAATGGTGGCCACATTTGTGAGTTATCCCCAGCCGTGCTCGGCAACGCGGTGATGCCCATCGCCGAGATATGGGGCGACGCGCTCGGCATCATCTTTCCGAGCAAATCGAACCGCATCCATGTGATTCTGAGACCACGTATTGAGCCCGTGATTTACAGGTCCGGCCCAATATGTCGGGGCGTCGACAGTCGAATCCCCTCTCTCGATCACCCATCCATACTCAGTTTTTTGCATCTGATCCGATTTCATTTTCTAATTGTCCTCCGAATGCCGACAATGCAGAACTCGCGCGCCCGCTGGTTTGTGTAGGCGGCCTTGCCGGGCCGACCTTTTTGGGGGTCCCACACGCGCCGACCATCCCAATAAACGGCATGTGTCTGCCCCTTGCCGTCATTCAGGCTGGGAACCGTCAAAATCGCGGCGCGCCGCCAGTTGACGAGAGTCCGATCGACGCATTCGACATCCACCTTGAACAGCTCGCAGATATGGCGCTCGCGCGACCACGGCAGGCCGTACATCACCAGTTCGGCTCCGGCGCAATGCCGGGCGATATCCTCGTAGGTCTTGCCGAGGAACATCGCGAGGCAAGCGACAACACAGTCAGCCGGCATCCGCTGTTGAACGAAGCGATCTTCGTTCATCTCACCGCCTTGAGGCTGACCGTGCCGAGGATCACGTAGGCGAATATCGGGTCCCACGGCCCGGGCAGCGCCCACAGGCCGAAGGCGGCGGCGACGTGGCCCAGGGCCCACGCCGCGGCGGCGATCACCGTGCGCGAGCCCTTGAGGCTCGCCCGCGTGTCCTGGATTGGCGCCGGCGCCGGCTCGCCCCGCGTTGCGGCGAGGGCGCCGAGCCCGAGGTTGACCGCCTCGGGGATCAGGAGCGCGAGCGGGCCGCCGATCGCGGCGCCGCCAATCCGGGCGGCGAGGCGGAGGAACTTGCCGCCGAACGGCAGCTTGATGGGCATCAGAATTTCCTCCCCGGCGGTGTGGTCGTCATCTGGCGGAGCAGGAACACGATGAACGCGGTCCCTGCGCCGACGGCGCCGAGCTCCGCGTCCGATGACACGAGCTCGAATGCGCCGGACGCCTGAAGCGCCGTGCCGAGCGCGAGCAGCGCGGTGAAGATGCGCGTTTTCCAGCCCGTGAGCGCGTCGATCTCGTTGGCGACGACAAGCGCGACGCCGAGGACGACGAAGAATCCGATGATGTAAATCATTTGGCCTCCTCTCTAAATGCCGCCAAGCAGCGACAGCACCATGTCGACGAACTGGCTCCAGTTGGCGGCGATCACCGCGCCGAGCGCGACCAGCGCGGCGATGAGGGCGGCGATCCCGCCCCGGCCCCGGCGCGCGGGCTCCACCGCCGGCTCCGGCTCCGGCGCGCCCGTCCGCGCCAGCGCCATCACCTCGGCGAGCAGCGCCTCGATCCGCTCGGGCGCGACCAGCGCCCGGTTGCGGCCATCCCCGGCGTAGTAGCTGTGGCCGCGCTTAACCTCGCGCGTGCCGCGACGGGTCGGCGCCAGCACCGGCAGCGAGGCCCACTCCATGGCGAGGTTGCGCGCGAACGCCACGAGCGAAATATCGCCGGCGATGAACCGGGCGAGGCCGCGCCGCTCGAGGAGCGCCATGGCCAGCCGGTCCTGAAGGTCGGGGCTCATGACCGCGCGGCCGGAAAGCCCGAGCTCGGCCCTCAGCCCCTCCAGCGTCGCGCGCATGAACTGATAGGCGCCGGCCGCCGAGGAGCCCCACCGCGCCGCGCGGGCGCCGCCGCCGGCGATCACCTCGGCGATCGTCATTCGGGTCACCGGCTTGGGCAATTCGCCCTGGTGGTGGCCGTAGACGACATCGTAGGCCTCGCGCCCGGTCCTGCCGGTCTCGGTCCGCCGGATGAATTCGAGCAGGCGGGCCGCCGCCGCGTCAAAACCCGGCGCCATCTACAGCTCCTCGCCGAACGCCGGCGCCACCAGCTCCCAGCCCTCGCCGGCGAGGATCAGGCACGACGGCCCGCGCGGCCGGGTCGTCACCAGCGACCAGCTGCCGGCGGCCGAGACGTAGAGCTCGACCGCGACCAGCCCGGCGATGGCGCCGCGGCCGGCGAGCCGCTCGGAATAGGCAGAGCCGGTGAGCTGGCCGACGATCGCGGCCCTCGGCGCGCACACCTGCCCCGGCGCCGGCGAGGCGCCGCCGGCGACGAGAAAGAAGACGAAGCCGGCGGCGATGCCGAGCGCCGCCGCCGGCCAGATCGGCCTGGTCATGTGCTCCCCCATGAGTTGGCCTGGTCAGTCGAGATCGTCGACGACCTCGATGGTGATCCAGCCGGCGCTCGGGAACGTCGCGATCTCGCCCGAGCCGAACGTCACCTCGAACTCGGCGAGGTAGCTGCCGGCGGTGTCGAGGTCGGCCGCCGCCCACGTGTGGGACACCGCCCCGGCGGCGGCGTCGGTGATGGTCGCCGCGGCGGCGACCTTGACCGCCCCGGTCTGGGCGTCGGCCATCACGAACCGGACGCTGGCGCCCGAAAGGTCGACCGGACCCGAGGCGTCGGCGAGGACCGCGCCGATCGCCGCGCCGGCGTCGCCGGCCTTGATCGTGTAGTCGGCCATGTCCTGCCTCAGTTGATGGTGACGGTGCGGCCCGGATCGGTCACGCTCGCGGTCCTGCCGGGATCGGCGATCCCGGCGGTCAGCGGCGGGTCGAGCGCGATCCCGGCGATGACGAGGGCGAGCGCGATCCCGGTGTCGGCGGCGAGCCCCAGCGCGACGGCGCGACGGGCGGCGATGGCGAGCGCGGCTCCGGTCTCCGCCGCGAGCCCCAGCGCCCGCGCCCGGGCGATCGTCGCAGCCGGGGCGAGATCGCTCTCGGCCGCGAGAGCGAGCGCGAGCGCCCGGGCGATGGTCGCGGCGGGCGCGGCGTCACTCTCGCCCGCGAGGCCGACGGCGACCACGATCTGGCCGGCGAGGCCGAGCGCGATGTCGCTCTCGGTCGCGAGCCCCAGCGCCCTTGCCCGGGCGATGGTCGCCGCGAGCGCGGCGTCCGTCTCGGCGGCGAGGCCGAGGGCGACGACGAGCTGGGTCCCGAGCGCGAGCGCGGTGTCGCTCTCGGCGGAAACGCCAACGGCCCTGACGCGGGCGATCGTCGCCGCGAGGGCTGAATCCGTCTCGGCGGCGAGGCCGGCCGCCAGCGCCCGCGCGATCGTCGCCGCCAGCGGTGAATCAGTCTCGGCGGCGAGGCCGGCCGCCCTCGCCCGCGCGATCGTCGCCGCCAGCGGTGAATCCGTCTCGGCGGCGAGGCCGACCGCCAGTCTCCTCGCCGCGGCGACCGCGAGCGCCGCGTCGGTCTCGGCGGCAAGCCCGATCGGCGTTCCGCCGCCCGCCTGGGTCTCGATCAGTGCGACGCCCAGATTCCAGGCCGCCGACAAAAACCACCCATTCGACTGGAGCCCGTCAGTCGAGTTGTAACTGTTGGTCGCGGACTTCGAGTAGTTATTCGACCCGCCGGCGCCGGCGGCGTTGCGGCGGCAATTCCCGTTGGCGCTGGCGTGATCCATGATCACAACCAGCTCGTCGGTTGAAATAAATCCCGCGAAGGTCAGCCAGTCGCTGGTGATGTCCGCGCCCGCCGAGATGGCAAAGCCGGAAGCCCCGCCGAACAGAAGCTCCACCGGCGTGGACGCGGTCGAGCCGTCCGTGGTGGCAATACCTATCGAGGCGTTGTCCACCGACCACGCTGCCGCGGATGACGCACGGAACGTCACCCGAACCTGATCCTGGGCGTCGCCAGTAATCGGGACTCGTTGCCGATAGCTATAGTCCTCGGCGCCGCTGTCGTCGGATGTCAGCGTGCCCGAGAATATCGTTGCCATCAGGCCACGTCGTTCACCAGCACCGCCGGCCGGACAGTCGTGCCCTTCGGCGCGCCGACGTTGTCGTCAGCCAGCACCGGCGGCGTTCCCGTAAAATTTACGGTCACGGTCGCCGTCGAGGTAAATCCCTCGGTGTCCTGCGCGTCGTACTCGACGATGGCAGCCCCAACATAATTCGGGTCGTTCGGCGCGATCTCGATGTCGTGGTCGGGCTGGCCCGGCGTGCCGACAATGATGGCCGTGACCGGGCCGGAGACGACGCGAACCGCGATGATCGTGAGAAAGTCCATGGGAGGCACCTGTGGTTGTCCGTCGAGGATGGCGATCAGCCACCCCAGATAGGGCTCGATCGGTGAGCCCGGTGCCGGCCGGTACTGATCCAGCGTTGAGCCGTCTACGAGGTTCGGCAAATAGCCGCTGACCTCGCCGGTGTAGTTGTTCTGGACCGTCGCGCCACCGCCGTCGTCGAGCAGGTCGGGCGACACGTTGCCCTCGACCACGGTGCCGGCATTGCCGAGCGCCTGGTTGTTGACGATCCAGATGCGCCCCGAGGTGATGAGGTTGTTCCTGAGAGCGCACCCGGCGAGACCCGACTGAAGCGTCAGGGCGTTGATCAAGACCGGGGAGATCACGTTCTCCTCGATCACGATCCCGGAATACCCATTGGTCCAGCTGCCGTCCGAGACGAACACGCCCTGGGCGCCGATGACGCCGGTGCCCGGATCGTCCCAGAACAGATTGCGCCTGATCGTGATGTTGGCCGGCGTCGCGTCGGTGTCGAAGTCCCGGAACATCTGAATCAGGTCGGGGTGCGCCAGCGGGTCCGTGGAGATCGAGTCCCGGACCTTGCAGCCCTGGATCAAAACGTCATGGACGCCGCCCATGATCTGCATCACGTCGTTGCCGACAACGGGGCCGATTGCGAGGTTCAGGACTTCGATGTGATGCGTCACCGCGCCGGACAGGCCGGACAGTTGCAGCCCGCCGTCGAGAGTGAAGCCGTCGAGCCGGACGAACGCCGCCGAGGTCGTCGGCGGGTTCCAGGCTCCAGTGAACACCGCGGCGTGCCCACCCCTGATGGTCACATAGTCGGCGTACTGGCGCCCCCCGATGTTCAGATCGCCGTAATTCCCGTCGGCGAGCACGATCTCGTCAAGCGGCTGCGCGGCGGCGAGCGCCGAGACCAGCTCCGCCGATGTCGAGACGTTCCAGATTGTCATGCCGGACTCCCTACGACGCCCTGAGGATGCCGGCGGCGTTGAACTGGGCGATGAGATCGTTGCCGTCGGTCGTCACCGCGAAGTCGTAATGGGCGAGCGGCACGATGTCGGCGTCGGTGCCGGCCGCGGTGTCGGCGTCGTAGCAGACGAGGAGCTTGGTCAGCGTGTTGTTGGCCGCGCCGCCGGCGGCGGTCCAGGTCTGGTCGTCGAGGTCGACATCGAACCGGTCGTTGGCGTCGTCCGGCGCGAACGCCAGCGCGGCGAGATCGGTGTCGGTCAGCACCTTGCGGGCGTAGTTGGTGAAGTCGGCCTCGGTGGTGCCGGCGGCGCCGAGAACCGCGCCGAGGTCGTCGCGGTCGATCAGCGCGGCCTCGGCCTCGTTGGCCTTCAAGAGCACGACGACGAGCGCCGAGGCAGCCGGGTCGTTGGCCTTGACCCGGTTCCACAGCTCGATGATCCGCCCCTTGGCGATGTTGAACACTCCGTCGGCCATGTCTCAGGTCTCCTTCTGTTGATTGCCGCTCACGATGTTGAAATGCGTTCCGGTGTCGGCCGCCGCCGCGCTATTCCTTGACCTCGTAGGAAAAGGCCATGTCGGTGAGCGTCGTCCCGACGAACGCCCGGAACACGATCGAGGTCGTCGAGACGACCTCGGCGGTCACGTCCCCGTTGCCCGTGGTCCGCCTTGGTGACCGTCTCGGTGCCGGAATTGACTGCCGTCGAGGCGACCGAGGCCCGCACCAGCGTCGCCGAGAGGTCCGATGCGTCCCACAGGAACACCCCCTCGCGGCCCGCTTCGGTGAGATACGCATGCACAACACTCGCGGTATCGAGCGCCTTGAGCGCCGTCCGGCTGGCCACGAACGCCGCGCTCGGCTCGACCGCACCATCATCGCGGGCCAGCCACCGGTTGCCGTTTCCGTCGACGATCACCGCGACGCCGTCATCCGCCGCGGACGATGCCGGATCACGCCGGAAAATGGTATCGAGCGAGGCGACGTAGGCGACGAGTTGCGGCGTCGCGTTCGTCGCCCGCAGCGCGTCGGCGTCGGCGTGGACGTTGACCTGGCCGGCGTCGCTGTGGGCCCTGAAATCGGCCTTGGCGACCGCGCCGGCGCCGACCACGGTCTCGATGCTGGTTGGATTTCCGGCCATCAGATCGACCTGTACTGCCAGACGATGACGGTGCCGAGCGCGCCAGCCGCGCCGGCGCCGTTGCCGGCGCCGCCGGCGCCGACCTGAACCGCCTCGTTGGCGGCGAGATCGGCGGCGTCGATCCACTTGCCCGCGTAGCCGCCGCCGCCGCCGCCCGAGCGCGCCGCCGCGTTCTTCGACGACGAGCCGCCGGCGCCGGGCCGGAAGCCGGAGGCCACGGTGTCGAGCCCGCCGCCGCCGCTGCCGGCGTGGGGACCCGCCGCCCGCCCGCCCGGCGCGGTCGCCGCGTCGGTGATCGCGCCATGGCCCCAGCCGCGCTCGCCGTCGCGGTTGATATCGCCGCCGGTGCCGGCGCCGCCGTCGCCGCCGGCCGCGCTGTTCGGCCCTCCGGCGCCCCCGGTCGCCGAGCAGTGCGAGCCGAACGCCGATTGCGCCCCGGCCCCGCCGGCCGCCGCCGAGCCGCTGCCGCCGCCGCCGCCGCCGTAGACCTCGACCATGACCCCGATCAGATCGGCCGGCTTGGAATAGGTGTCGTTGGCGGTGTACTCGATCTTGACGATCGTGAAATACCCGCCGGCCGAGACCCAGGCCGAGCCGCTCCACCTCAGATCGCGGTTCAAGGCCTTGTCGTGGGCGCGGAACCCCTGGGCCGGGGCGTAGATCGTGAACGTCGCCCCGTCCTCGCAGATCGCGACCTTGCCGTCGTGGCCGGTCCAGGCCCCGGTCGCCGAGGCGCCGATGATGTAGGCATCCCCGGTCGAGGGCGATCCGGGCGGCGCCGTCGTCGTCTGGTTCTCGACGATCGCGATCGCCCCGAACCCGATCGCGGCGCCGAACGGCACCGAGTCGGCCGCCAGCGGGGTCGCCCCCAACCCGGCCGCCCACGCCCCGGCGGCGGTGAAATGGTAGAAGATCTGCTCGTCGGCCACATAGGCGATCCGGCCCTGGCCGGGCTCGATGAACTCCCAGCCGCGCGCGGTGAAGACCGCGATCTCGTCGTCGTGGCTCGCCCAGTCGCCGGTCGCCGCCGCGCCGACGATGTACCGCTCGCCGATCGCCGGCGTCCCCGGCGGCGCGGCGAGGTCCTTGTCGGCGACATCGATGACGAGATACTCGACCCCCTCGATCTTGTAGCGCCCGCCGGTCGCGGTGGTGACGATGCAGGTGACCCCGTCGTGCGCGGTGGTCGCGTCCGCCGGGTCGAGCCAGAACCACTTGCCGGCGTAGCCGATGACGAGTGCGAGGGTGCCGCCCTCGCCGCGCGGATCGAGATCGGCCGGGTCCTCGGCCGCCTTGACCACGTAGCCGTAGCGCTCGATCAGCAGCGCCTGGGCGAGCGGCCGGTCCGGCGTTCCGGCGGCCGGAACCGCGGCGACCGCCCCGTGCGCCGCCATCACACGGCCTCCTCGACCTCGAGCGCGAACGCCTGCTCGTCGGCCGCCGCGTTCCACGCCCGCGCGATCTGGGCGTCGTACTCGGCGAGCACCAGCGCGATCCCGGCGAAGCTCTCGGCGAGCCCCCACTCGTGGACCTGGTAGATGCCGTTCGCCGCCGGCCAGATCGCCGACTCGAACCGCGCCACCATCCCCTCGACCAGCCCCAGCGCCCTCAGCGAGACGACGCAGGTGATCAGCCGCCCGACCCGGGTCTCGTCGCGGAATCCCTTGAGCACCCGCTGCGCCCGCTGATGGGTCGAGGTGAACGGCATCCGCACCGACATCTCCAGCTCCTCGCCGTCGGCCGCGATCAGCGCCTCGTCGCGCAGCACCGGCCCGGTCGCGTCCTGCCACGCCCGGTCGGGCGCGATGAAGGTGCAGCTCGCGACGTTGGCGAGGTCGCGCTTGGGCTGGTCGTCGCGGAAGGTGAAGCCGCCGATGATGTCGGAATCGGTGATGGTCATCACCGGATCGCGCGGCTGCGAGGACGAGACCGTGACCCCGCCGCGCGAGGGCGAGATGAAGCCGCGGTTGGCGGTCAGCATCGCCTCCATCACCGTCAGCGGCTTCTGGTCGAGGCTGACGACGCCGTCGATCGTGTGCCGCGCCTGGCTGCCCCCGCCCTTGAGCGCCACCCGCTCGTCGTCGAAATCGGCCGCCCGGGCCACCTCGTCCCAGCGGATCGCGCCGAAGGAAGCGTTGAGCCCGAACGGCATCGCGGTCCAGAACGCCTGGATCAGCGAGGCGTTATTGGACCAGTCCCAGCTCGCGATCGCGTCGTAGAGGTCGGCCGGATCGCGCGGGTCGGGATCCAGCCGGTGCGCCGCGCGCCTCGGGTCCGGCACCGGCGTCCCCCTGACCACCCATTCGGCGCGCGGCACCTGGACCTGGCCCCACAGCGCCTCGAACTCGGCGAAATCGCTCCCGTAGTGGAACCGGAAAACGCTGTTGGCTACCCCGGGCAGCCTGAAGTCGGCCGGCAGCGACCAGTCATTGGCGATCCGCGTGTTCTGGGCGTCGGTGTCGAGCCCGGCCTGGGCGTTGACGACCAAGCGGTTGACGTAGGGCGCGGCGAGCGGGGTGTTGACGTTGTTGAGCAGCACCAGGGTATCGCCGATATAGAGGTCGCGGTATTCGCTGATCGGCAAGATCGAGTGCATGAGGCCGAGGTAGAGGAACGGCGGATTCTTGTCGTAGAAGTAGACGACCCCGCCGACCCGGGCCTCGCCGAACACGACCCTCAGGGGCGCCGTCGCCTGCTTGACCGAGCCGCGCACCTCCGGCGCGTTGATCGCGGCGATCCCGCCGGCCGCCGCCGCAGGCGACGGTCCCGATTTGTCGGTGAGGGTCCGCGCCAGCGCCGAGGCCGCGAGCGAGACCCCAACCGGCACCAGCACCGAGCCGGCGAAGGTCCCGATCGTCAGCGCGGTGGTGAGCCCGACGCCGGCCCCGGCCAGAAGAGAGCCGGCGAGCGATCCGACGAGGACCGGCATCAGACGACCCTCCAGGCGGCGCGGACGCCGTCGGCGCGGTGGAACGCGATCCCGGCCGCGGTCCTCTGGACCCACCATCCCGCCCGCCAGGCGATCGCCCCGGCCATGCCGGCGGGGCTGGAAACGAGGCCCACGTCGCCCGGAGCCGCGCATCCCGGCCCGATCCGCCGCCATCCCGAGCGCCGGGCGGCGTCGGCCATCACCCCGGCCGGCCCGCGCCAGCCCATGGCCGCGCGCGCCCCGGCCTCGTCCCGGTAGCGGCCGCGCCAGGGCCCGGCGTGATCGCCGAGACCGGCGCCGCCGAGAATGGCGGCGATGAACATCATGCAGTCGTCCTCTCCCCAGACCGCCGGCCGCCGCGCGGCGGCGGTGATCGCGGCCTCGATCCCGGCGGCGAGCCTCTCCCTGACGGTCGTCATGTCAGGGTCCAGCTCACCGATTTCGACGCCAGCCCGGACACGAGATCGAGCCCGGTCAGCCGGTCCGGCGAGTCCGGGAACCGGGCGTTCAGCCATTCGGGCGTGAAGGCGAGGTTTTGGGCCCGCTCGATCGCGAACACCGGCTCGGTGATCCTGAGCCTGAGCCGCGCGGTTCCGTCCTCGCCCGCCTCGAGCGTCTGGGTGTCGCAGATCCCGGCGACGATCGGCCACGCCGCCCCGTTGACCC